TATGATGGAGTTGCACGATATGGCTCGCAAGACCCAAGCTTGTGTACTGGTATTGCACCACGTATCAGAGGCTAGTGAGTATGGATCTACCACTATGCCACCTGCTCGTAGAGCAATTCACGGCAAGGTCAGTCAACTACCTGCTTTAATACTTACACTTGGATATGATCCAAGCCAGGGTCTATTGCGAGTAGCGGCTGTAAAAAATCGCTTTGGTCCACACACTGCTGACGCTAGTCAGTGGGCTACACTCTTTGTAAACTTCAGTGCTTGTCAGATCGGCGATGCCGATGCTGAGGGTAGGTTCTACAGGAGAGAACAGATGGCGGTAGGTCAATGACTCACGATAAATTATCAAAAGAATTAGTAAAGTTTATTGAAAAACATTTATCAAACAACGATAGTTTAGGAACGGTGGAAAAGCGATTGGCTATTCACACTGCTATTAAAATTATTGAGGACTACGAATGAGTGTTAAGTACAACAAGATTAAAGGCGCTGCCTTTGAGATAGACATAATGAAATGGTTTCGTTCACTCGGTTTCAAAGCCGAGCGACTGCGCTTAGCTGGTGCAGAAGATGAGGGAGATGTGGTTGTCGTAGTAGCCGGCACCACATATCTCTTTGAATGTAAGAACACTGCTCGCCTAGAACTCGATGAGTTCTGGAGACAGATTGAAGTAGAAGCAAAGAACTACGCCAAGCAACGTGAGGTAGATGTGCCACTGCACTATGTACTCTGGAAGCGTAAGCGTAAAGGAATTAATAAGACTTGGGTAATCCAAGAACTAGACCAATGGTTGGAGGAAAAGAAATGAGAATTAGAAAAAGAAATAATTTTATTGGTATTGCTATAGCAATAGATAAACATCAAAGACTTAAAAAATTCTTGGATCGTGGTTATAAAGTTCAAGATGTAATAGATATAGTTTTTTTAATTTTTATATTTGAAATAACAATTTCAATACCAACCAAAACAAGAAAGGTAAAATAATGCCAATACCAGGCGGAGATATAACAGGTTCACAAATCTGGACAACACCAGAGGTGCAAGAAGAACCAAAGCTAGAAGATCAAGAACTACCCACCACTTCAGAAGATGTTGAGAATGAGATGGAGAAGTAAGACAGATGATCTGCCAAGATTGTCTTAGGGCTGGCATAATTAATAGCCAAGCCAAGTATGAAGATGCTGCTGAAGATCACGCTAAGTGTTCTGATAAGGGGTGCGTATGTCAACACAAGACTGGTCACGGGTTAATCGTAACAAAAGGTTCAAGGGTCCCCTTGATGCAAATACAATCCCCATAGGTCCAGTAGTTTCTCATTTCGGCGGTGAAGTTAGGGAAGGCAGAAGCGCATCGGTTAAGTGTTGTATTCACAATGACTCACGCCGATCAGCAGTTATCAATACTATTGAGAACCTGTACTTCTGCCACACCTGCGGTAAAGGTGGGAACGCAGTAAACATTATTCAATTTATAGAGAACTTGGAGTTTAAGGATGCACTCGCAAGAGCAGTTGAAATCACAGCTAGCAGCGGCCAACCATTACGCGGAAAATCTAAGCGAGGATTGCGAACTGTGGCTAAGCGAACGTGGGATCTCTAGATCAGTAGCCGCTAAGTATTCACTTGGTACTGTTACTGATGGTATACCAGGACACGAACACCACGAAGGATGGATATCTATTCCATACCTGACTGCCCTTGGTTTATGCGTTGGCTTTAAGTTCCGGCGAATAGATGATGCTAAGCCTAAGTATGGTAGCCCTGCTGGACAGAAGAGCCATTTATACAATGTCTCCGATACTCTGATTCAGAGCAGGGTAATAGCAGTATGCGAAGGTGAGTTTGATACAGTCATATGCTCTGGCGTAATAGGTATCCCAGCGATCGGTGTGCCAGGGGTTGCAGCTTGGAAGTCACACTATCCAAAGTTGCTTAGTGGTTTTGATACAGTGTTGGTATTAGGTGACAACGATGTCAAAGAAGATGGTACGAATCCAGGCGCTGAGTTCTCTAGGCGTGTTGCGAGTGATGTAATTAACTCACGCATAGTAGAATTACCAGCGGGTATGGATCTCAACGACTTCTATTTAAGCAGGGGTCTGGAAGATACGCGTACACTACTAGGAGTGGTTAATGAATGACGAACGAGGAACTGGACTTGGCTATCACCTTGCTGCAGAATGTAGGATTCAAGGTTGTAGCTCACACAAATTTAACAATAACAGTAACCCTTCCAGTAACCCGTTAGCAGATCATCCTGCGGTTCTCTCGTATCGAGAGAGTGGTGTGCAGACTGATGACCTAGCATCCTTCATCGAATCCTTTGCATCCCTGCGAGCCAATCGCATTAAGAAGATTGGTCACGAACAATACGCTCACGCTACGGGTCAAAAGTTTGAAGCCTTCTCAGTACAAGATACAGTGCGAGAACTGGTTGAAGAGTTAGCAGATGCTGGTAACTATATTGATTTCCTTGCCATCAAATTACTAAACCTAGTATCTACTATTGAACAGACAGAGTTGTATTGCGAATGACCTATCCAATTCACAATTCCGTTTACGAGATAGCGGCTAGCGTTAGTACCGTTATCTTGCGCCGATATAGAAGCTGGGTTCTGCGTGAAGATGTAGTCCAGGAATGCTATCTATGGGCGATCAGTAGAGGGCATTGGATAGATGAGATGCTTAACGAGCAAGACCCTGCTCAGCTTGCGATCAACGAGAAACGTGTAGGTTTTCAGATGCGTAGGCACTGCGAGCGCTATGCTCGTAAGGAGAAGGCAGCCAAGTCTGGCTATCAGACTGGCGATGAATCGTTCTTTGATACCGTTACTGTTGCACAACTATTACCTTATGTTATTACCAGCGTAGTTACTGAAGCCGCGCTTGAACAAGCGCAAACCATCATCAACGATGGCTCACCGCGTAAGCCACCTGCCCCAGCAGAAGGCGGCAATATGCTGGCAATACTTATAGATACCAAGAAGGCATACGAGAAGTTAGATCCTGAAGAACAAGAGATCCTGCGTATGCGATACTTAGATGATCTTACTCTTCAACAGATAGGGCAATACTTTGAGTGCGCTACATCTAGCGCCGATCGCAGGTGCAACTCAGCACTGCGTAAGATGGTAAACCTACTGGGTGGAGAGACACCTTGGTATTAAAAGAACCTGAACTATTTGATTATCTAAAAGAGTTTCACTGGTCCGATCTCGAAAAGAGTGAGGGTAAGTTTGACTGCTTTGACTGCGTATCAAATAGTGAGAAGATGTATATAGAATTAAAGTCACGCAATACCCACTATGACGAGCTGCTATTAGAAGAGATTAAGTACCGCGCTCTGGTTGATAGCGCCAGCGAATTGTCTCTTACTCCTTGGTATATAAACTCTACCCCTGATGGTGTCTGGGGTTTTAACCTTGGCGATCTGCCCGAGCCAACCTGGGAAGAAAAATGGTTGCCTAAATCTACTGAGTTCTCTCGCTCTGGTAATAAAACTAAGTTGGTATCTTTCATTCATATAGATAAAGGAATAGCTCTATGATCTACAGCTTCAAGTGCAAGTGTGGACTGCAGACAGAAGTTGAACTGTCCATCCACGACAGTATTATTAACCCGATCTGTACTGACTGCCACGAAACTATGGCCCGAGTATGGGATACACCTGCCATCACTTTCAAAGGTAAAGGGTTCTACAAGACCGATAACCCTAAGTAATCTACGCATTAAACAGCAAAGCCCCGCCGGACACTAGCGGGGCTTGCTTATTGTAGGTGACGGAAAGAGGGGCAAAACATCTAGCCTACTGGATTAAATGTATCACAGATACCTTCAATAATCCACTCTACTACAGGAACTGCAACGGCGTTTCCCATCTGTTTATAGCGATGAGTATCGGCTTGGCCTTCAGTCCAGTTATCAGGGAATCCTTGCAATCTCTCACACTCTAGCGGTGTAAGTCTACGAACATTAGCATCAGTAAGAACCCCTGTTGACTGCTTTGTTCCAGCCCTTAATGTATGATGAGTATCAGATGTGCTGTCATTGTATTCATCATATGCTTTTACTTCAGCAACCATCGGCATATTGTTACCTCCCGTTCCCATCCTAGCTTGTAATGTATTGATCTTATCATCTTGTAATCTGATGTCTGCCACTCTGTTGCCATAAAAAATTATGGTTGTAGCTCTGACATCTCCATTATCAAAAGAGTTCAAGGTAGGAACCACCCCACCTTCAACCCACGTTTCATAGTCCTCATTAGTTTGTGCCCTTCTGCTCTTGTTGAACCACAAGGTTCTCACTTCCTCCACCTAAATCACCACCTGCGGAACGCAAGGTTCCAACACCCTCTTTGTATCCACCAAAAGATGATGGTGTTACAACCACATTATCTTCTGGTCTCTTATGTGTAGTGGCAGTAAGAGTTGTTACTCCTTCGGTATACTTTGCGAAACCTGTTTGACCAAAGCTTCTTGCAGTGCTGGCGGTAGCGTCTTGCCCCTGCGATTTGCTCTGCGTAAGATTCCTTCGCAAGCCTTTGGACTTAAATAAAACTTCTTCTGGATTCCCTCCGTTTCCAATACGGCTGCCAACGATGAAGACTCTTCTCCTTCGCTGGGGTACTCCGAAGTACTGAGCATCAAGAGTCCGCCAGGATACAAGATACCCGAGGTCGGCCATTTGCCCGAGTACGACTGCAAAATCTCTTCCTTCGTTAGAGGTAAGGAGACCAGGCACGTTTTCAAGGATGAACCATTGTGTTTGCGTTTCTTCCACAAGTCTTGCAATCTCCCAGAAAAGCCCGCTTCTTGCGCCAGCAAGGCCAGCCCTTTTGCCAGCGACTGAGAGGTCTTGGCAGGGAAATCCTCCTGTAATAATTCCTCTGCTTGGGTTAAATCCTGCATCTATTAGATCCTTTCCAGTTACGGTTGTTACATCTGAGAATTGTTTTGCATCAGGGAACTTGCGTTCCAATACAGACTGACAATGTTTATCTATTTCTACATTAGCAACAACCTTCACGCCATTGCGTTCCATAGCTAGATCAAAGCCACCCACTCCTGCAAATAGTGATACACCTGTAATCATCTAGTACCAATTTCGCCGGCGTTCGTGGAGTTCGGCTCTACAAGGTGAGTAGTACCGTTTAGAAATGTATCTAAGACCGTGCAAGATTTGGATTGCAGGATCTCGACTTGTCTCTCCAATGAGTTGAGCAATTCCGTAAGCGTCTGATCCTTGCTGGTTGGCTGCAAGGTGGTCAAACCTGCTCTCAGTGGTCCAAAGAGCGAGGAGACAGACGGCTTCTCTTCCTTTCCACCCATAACCAGCGTCAGCGTAACTGAGTGCGAGCTTCTTGTTATTGAGCTTCTCTTCATAGGTGGCTTCCGTTCTCAATGGTAGGTGTTGATTTACTCTCTGAACCTTCGGAAC